AGCGTCTTAGAACATACACAGCATAGCCCATTAGGTCAATGTGAGTTGCAGTGTTCATTCTACCAACAAATCCCTCAAGGTCATTACCATTCATGTCCATTTTGTCATTGACCCCAAACTTGCAGAAATTAAGCTGAGTATCATAAAATACTGATTTGACATTTGACACATCCTCCAGATCAAACACATGCTCCCAGCTAGAGAAACCATCATCTTTGAAGCTTCTAGACTGCTGAGGAGAGAATGAAGCAATGTCAAATGACATCATGAACTGTTCATAACCAGGTGGCTCTAGACCAACATCCGCAAGCTCTGCTAGACGCTCAGAAAGGTCTTTGTCTGACTTTGCTTGGCTGGAACCACGCTGATGAGCAACCCATAATGCGACATTTGCTTCAAACTCAGACAGTTGCCTCCTATCCTCATCTGTTGCCATTGAGTATGCCCTCGAATTAGGTTTCTTTGCTTCAGGCTTGAGCGCAAGCAGAATCCAATTCTTTTGTGACCTCCTAATAGAACCATCACGGTACATATCATTGATCTCTGACTGGCTTTTGAAACTGCTCGAAAATAAATATTTTAGGACCTGATTTCTTTCATACATCTTGAAAGATGATGGTTCACGAGTGTCCCCAGGATGTGTTGTTGGAGCAATCGTCTTGTCCTTCACAAGCTCGTCTTCGCAATTATGATATCTACGATAGTTGAAAGAACCTTTCACATCAATATACATCATGTCATCAAGCGAAAGTGCGCTACTTTGTAAGCTCGGATAATTCAAAAGCCTTGCTGGGATCGCAGGTACGTCGGCAATACTACAACCCATCTCGATAGATAGCTCGTCATACGTTTTAAGCCTACCAGGGAACACTTGATGAATATTGTGGTACGTCATAACTCTATTCCTAAGCATATAAGTCCTCCATTCAACACGTGATGCAGTGTATTCATCGCCAGTGGATGCTTCAAGTTTGATTGAGCTACTACTCGGATGTGGATTATCACGTTTAGTTTCCAAACCATCAACAACACTATATATGCAAAAATCTGGGCATGGGAATATCTTGTTGAACTTTGCTAGTTCTAAAACTT